TTTGTGCAATATTCTCAATCTACTTTTTTAGACTACTTCCAATTCTTACAATATTCTACTTTTTTAGACTACTTCCAATCCTGTACTTTCAATTCTTACAATATTCTATACCCTTGTGGAAGTTTTTAGAGTACTTTCAATTCTTACAATATTCTATACCCTTGTGGAAGTTTTTAGAGTACTTTCAATTCTTACAATATTCTATACCCTTGTGGAAGTTTTTAGACTGCATAATCCATTGCCCATGTGTAATATACCAAGTACTTGAATGTATCTGAAAAGATTGAAAATGTACAAAGTAGGAATGATGAATGTTGTATTTGTTTTGAGGGATTTGATGTTTCAAGTGGAGTATTGGTTAATATGTGGAGAATGTAAAAATGCAATTCATGATGATTGTTGGAGAGTGTACACAGTTGGGTATATGAGAAAAGATGGTTGAATTGGAATAACTTTAATGAATGTAAAAAATACAATTGATAATAATTTTTGCAGATTATTTTATTATCATTATTTGTATACGTCTAGTGTAAAGATGGTGAAATAGGGGATAATTTTTAGACTATTACATGGTACTATTACTATCGACACTACTAGTACTATTGCTATTTTTCATTTCTTTTTCGTATTCCTTGTATTGCTTACATAAATGTGAATTATCTCTGATCCAAGTCATTGTTGTAATTTTTGCAAGAGTGTTTTTTAATTCATCCAAGGGTTCTTTAGTCCCTTTATTTATTTCTACTAGTACTTTTTCATTTATTTTCTCTTTTATTCCAGGAATAACCCTATTTACAACAGTAATGTACTTGTCAATATCAATATTTCGATGATTCAAGGCATTAATTAGAAGCATATATTCACAGACTTTTTTGAACTGTTGAATTTCTTTATTTTTTTTTTCTTTAATGGGTGTATGTAATCGTGATATGAGTTTTAATAACTTGTTGTCGTTGTTCATCTAATTATACACGATAATAAAAATACTTTTTTAAAGTAAAATAATTTGTTCAAACGCAAGTTAAATACTATTTTTTTAAAGTACCAAGTAGAGTATTAGTAATGGAAGAGTATATTAATAAAAAGTTAGTTTTAGCAGAAGAGTATATAGAGTCTGGGATACAATTTCAGAATACAGACATGTTACGTGAAGGTAAAGAATTATTTATAAAAATTATTCCACTAGTGAATCAAAATAAAGAGTTGAGAAAGTTGACATGTGACAAGATCGTACGTGCGTGTACAGCTTTATGTTTAGTTGATTCTGGTAATTCCCTTGTTTATTTAAATGAGGCTCTACTGTATGATGATAAACATCCAGTGATTTATAATAATTTAGGTTACGTTTACCATCATCAATATTCTAATTTTGATAAAGCAATAGAAAGTTACAACAAATGTTTCGAGTATGACAACAAGTATATCGTGGCATATCTTGGTATTATAGATATTTACAGATCATTACGTCATCATAGTTTAGAGATGGAATATTGTAAAAAAGGTATAAGAAATTGTCCAAGAGAGCCATCTATTTGGAATTTGTATGGTTTGTCATTATTAAACGGAGTTGGTAAATTTGATGTACAAGTAATATTAAAAGTATTTTATCATGCAATATCATTGTGTACAACACCAGATCATGTAAAAGACAAGTCAAAAATATATGTAAATATAGGTCATGTACAAGGTATAACAGGTGATTACAGTGAATCAATAAGAAATTATTTGTATTCTTTGGAGTGTGATGCAAGACATGAGAATGCATATCAGAATATACTGTTAAATTTGCATTATTTTAGTAATGATGAGATTAATTCTCCTATATTTACAAAATTATTAAAGAGGTTTGGGGTAGGAGTAGAAGCAGAAGAAAAAGAGAGTACTCAAATATGTGTTTTAATATCCAAATTACATTCCAAGATATGTCAAGAATTGTATCCAGACGCAACAAGCAGCGGAGCGAACATAGAGAGTACGGGTAGAAGAAGAGACAGGGATGTAAATAGAAAGTTACGTATAGGGTATATATCGTCTGATTTTTTTGAACATGCAGTATCTTTTTTTTCAAACGTCTTGTTCAAGTATCCTTGTGTAAATTTTGAAACTTTTGTATATTCCAATATAATATACGATGTAAAGAATATAAATGATTTGAAATGCCATAGTTACAAGTGTATTAAAGGGTTATCAGCAAAAGTTGTGCACGATCAAATAAAGAGCGATGAGATTGATATATTAATAGATTTATCAGGACATACATCTGGTAATAGGTTAGATGTACTTGTGACCAAGCCAGCAGAAATATGTTTAACATATTTAGGTTATCCTAATAATTTGGGTTTACCATTTATAAAACGTATATCTGATGTGTACACAGAGAAATATTCGAATGACAAGAGTAATGTGTATACACTAGATCGTTTATTCTTGTCATATACTCCATCAGACAAGTATATTTTTAAACCAAAATTGGTAAAAAAGTTGGAATACATAACTTTTGGTTGTTTTTCCAAGTTGCAAAAGATAAATATTTCTTGTATAGTTATTTGGAAGCAATTGTTAAAGACTAATATTGGAAGTAAGTTGTTGTTGAAATCTAAATATTTTGTAGATGACAATGTTTGTAAAAAATGGAAGGATAAATTTAGTCCGTATCAAGATAGAGTAGTATTATTAAAAGGTACAAAGGATACAAATGCGCATCTTGACATGTTTCATCTAGTTGACATTCATTTAGATACTTGGGGTTATTCAGGTACTACTATATCTACAGAATCATTATTTATGAATGTTCCAGTAGTAACTTATTCTTCAGTACCAACAGACAAGTGTAAATATGTTGGGCATGTAGAACGAGTTACAGGTTCAATATTGACATCAATGGGTTTACAATCAGATTGTGTAGCGAGTTCAAAGACAGATTACATAAAGAAGGCTACTAATTTAGCAAACAAGATGCTGCAAGGGGAATATTTAAATGTACGAGAACGATTTTTCAATTCAGAAATTTCAAATCACAAGGACTTTATATTAAAATACGAGACTTTATTATCAAATATTTATTTGAATCATCATTCTAGTCAATAAATTACAAGTGTGTGCAAAAGTACTCTACCATCACTTTGTACCTTTTCTTTTGTAAAATTTTAGCACCGTTTTGTCATAAATATCCCATTTATGACAAACTCTACTGCTTTTTTTTTTTTTTAAGTTTTTTTCACGTATTCCTTGTCAAGTCGGGAATAAATTAATTAAATAAGTATTAGTAAATTAGTAAATGAATCTCGAAAAGGGTAGAACGGTTGCAAATCCCGACAGTATGTTCAACGAGTCTGATTTACTATTCATTAATGAATTTATTCAGGAAGAGATTGAAGATATTCCAATAGAAAAGGCAAATAATTACAAGGAGTATTACCAAGAAAAGATATTGGGGGATACAAGACAAAAACAAACAAGTACTTCCACACTTGTCCCAACTACGGCTACCTCCAGCAGTGTCACACCTCAACCTCCAAATGAAAAAGGTAACAAGTTAAAAGGTAACAGAGTAGCGAATGTAAAGAAGATACGTAGAAGGCGCAAGATATACATAGATTCTCAATTTAGAGACAAGAGGTTATATCCGGATGCGTCTGATATGAAGATATCATGGGGGAGGACATATACAAATGTAATTTCAATGAAGTTGAATTCTTTGGAATTTTCTAACGTATCTAAAGTTATTTCTAGCAAGTCAAACAAGATTTACTGGATAAATCAGGAGGATGATGATTTAGATGTACCATATCCAATATATACAGCTGAGTTATTACCAGGTTCCTATACATTTACTGCCTTACAGGAAGAATCATTGAGTAGATTAAATGTAGTAAGGAGACACGCAGGAGAACGTACAGTGGATGGAATAAGGGCACAGTTTCATTATTTTAAAATGGACATTAATGAGGAGACAGATCTAGTCCGTTTTACGAGTATTATAGCAAAGCCAGTACCTGCAAGTCCAATAAGAACATTATCTGGTGATTCTCTAGTAATTTTTCAGTTTCCATTACATGGTTTTGCAGATCAAGAAACTATACATATTATTGGTGTACGTGGTATTTTGGGTGGAATACAATCTTCAGTTTTTAATTCTTCTTTTACAATTACAGTTGTGAATGAGAATTCATTTACCTTTAATATAACTGATATATTTACGTCAAGTGTTACAGGGGGTGGTTCACTTGTGAAGGCTGGTAGGGAAGCTCCTTATCAATTATTATTTGGGGAATATAAAGACACAGTTGCGGATGTATTAGGATTCAGACTAGAGAATTCATCAGTTACAATACCTGTTGTAAATCCAATAACGAGTGTAGTAGTTCGAATAACAGAAGTTATTCTTAGTGCAACTCCTCATTCTTTAACCCAGATTGTTGCACCTAATCATGGTTTATCACCAGGGGATACGATTTATTTAAATAATTTTCATGTAACACCATCAGTATATAATAATGAGAGACACAGAGGTGTATTTAGAGTATTTTCTACACCATCTCCAGATATAGTAACCATAAGAATATATACGGGACATATAACGGATATATCAGATGCATATATTGGTACCAAGTTATTCCAAATGAGGTATCCAGGGCATGGATTTAATAGAATTGTAGATATAGAGCAAGTAGATGTTAATCTTGTTTCTATAACAACATTATATCCGCATGGATTACAAACAGGGGGTAATATTAGATTGAATAATACAAATTCTGTTCCTATTATAGATGGTTATTATCGTGATATAGTAGTAACAGATTTGGATACATTTACGATAAGCAACCCAGTGGATGTTTTAACACCTGAGATATTACCACTAACGGTGACAACTTCTGGATTTAGTGGTATTCTTGCATCTGACTATAAATTTTTTTTATTTAATGTACTTTCATTTGGTGGTTTTACTACAGATGATTTAAATAGTAAACAGTTCCAAGTTAGATATATTATTGATCAAGATACTTTTGTTTTTAGTGGTACATATGGTTTTTCTACTCGAACTGAAACAGGAGGAGGAGATGATGTTCGTATTAATAGTAAAATACATGGTTGGAATGGTAATAACGATAATTCACCAAATGGTGTGTTAAATAAGCCAGTAAAGTTATCAGGTGATAATTACGCTTATTTGTGTATACCTAATATAAATTCAGATTCAACTAGTAGTAATGGTCCAGTAAAAGACATTTTTGCAAAATTATTTATAACTTCCAACCCTGGTATTATTATATTTAATCAATTTGATCCAGCTGAAATAGAATTTATAAATCCAATCCCACAGTTGGATGAGTTGCATTTTCAAGTAAGGTCACCTTTGAATGAGATAACTTCATTTGGAGGTTTGGATTATTCCTTTGGTTTGGAGATTGTTGAAGAAATAGAAATAGATGATACATATAATGTATTTGGGTCACGTGTTTTACTAGATACTTGATACCATTTACCAAAAGAGTGTGTGGTACTCGAATATACAAGTATAAATTTGTAGGATAGGTTAATTGAAGTAGACTTTCGAGTATTGAATGTAATGGCTAGTATTTACAATTTTTAAGGTCATTTTTCAGTAAAAGTAAATTGAATGTAATGGACTACTGATTCGAGTAGGAATTAGACCGAGGTTATCGAAGGAACTTGGAATAAAAAGTACAATAAAAACATTTTTTTTAAATTTAATGAATCCAAGTACGTACCCAAGAGTATAACAAGTAAATACAATTGACCTTGAATTGTAAGGTATGTCCTGATTGTCTACACCTTGGTTTCAACGACATAAAAGAGATGAAGAAGGGTAATCTTGAAGGTAACGAAATAAACAAGATTAATTGGGAAGGAGTACCTTTTGGGTAGACCTTGGGTGGAATGAAATAAAAGAAATTAATTGTAAAGGGTACTCAATGGGTTTACGTACACTTAACTTGTGGGATAATAAACTATATTAGTTTGGAAGGGTAATTACATATAATATTTGGAATAACAGAATGGAACTGAACAAATTCTGGAAGTTTACGACACTTTAAATACACACACCTGCAATACCCGTCCAAACAATTTAATGGATCTAAGCAAGTATCCAAGAAACACAACTGTAATCGATTTGAGTAGAGAATGTATAACACATATAAATTGGCAAGGTTGTCCTGTGGGGTTACATACAATCGACCTTTCTGGTAACGAAATTTACGAGATGAATTGGGTTGGGTGTCCTGATGGGCTACATACAATTGATTTTATGAATAACGAAATAAACGAGATGAATTGGGGAGGAGCCCCAAATGGGTTACATACAGTTGACCTTATGAATAACGAAATAAACAAGATGAATTGGGAAGGGTGTCCTGAGAGTTTACGCATAATTGACTTGAATTCTAATCAAATAAACGATATTAATTGGAAAGAGTGTCCTGTGGGGTTACATAAAATTTATCTTAGTCGCAATAGGATAAACGAAATAAATTGGGAAGGGTGTCCAAAGGGGTTACACACAATTGACCTTTATGATAATGAAATTGAGGTGATGAATTGGGAAGGGTGTCCTATTGGGTTACGTATAATTAACCTTGAAAGTAACATGATAAATGAGATGAACTGGATAAATTGTCGTGATGGACTACATTTAGAGAAAATGTATCTTGGTCGTAACAATATAAGTAAGATGAATTTGGAAGGAACCCCAAAGGGTTTACTTTCAATTGACATTAGTAATAACGAAATCTATGAGATGAATTGGGAAGGGTGTCCAGTTGGTTTACACACAATAAGAATGGGGTGGAATAAAATAGATGATATTAATTGGGAAGGAGCCCCAAAGTTTTTACACACTATTGATCTTGACAACAATAGGATAAACTATATAAATTGGGTAGAATGTCCCGAGAGTTTACACACAATCGACCTTAGTGGTAACATACTAGAGGGTGGTGTGAATTGGGAAGGATCTCCAAAGGGTCTAAGTGCAATTAACCTTGGGTATATTTCAAATAGTATAAATTGGAAAGGATGTTCGTTGGATATAAAAGAATTGTATTGTTATAATGTAGATTACGAAGAGTATGTAGCGAAAAAAAAGGCAGCTATGGTAATAACAGAAGCTTGTCATAACTGGGTGTGGAAACCTAGGTGTAATGATGGTACGATAGGTATCAGACCAAGGTTGGATATGAAGGAGCTTGGGTTAGTGTAGTGAGTATGAAATATTTTTTTTTTAATTTTGTTGTAGTAATAATAAAGTTATGATTAATTTAAAGTTTTCTCCGCAAGTTGATCAAGTACATTATTTGAAGGATTATCATAGATCTGGATGGAATTATGTTGTACAAGCACTTTTTAAATTACAGAGTGACAATGGTATTTTATGTGATACATATGTTGATAGAACATTCCATTGGTTAAGACCTTCATGTATACCATATACTATTCCTTGGATTGGTTTTATACATCATACATTTGATACATCTTTTTCAAATTACAATAATAGAGAATTGTTGAAGAATAAGAAATTTATAAATTCGTTGATATTTTGCAAGGGAATATTTGTATTAAGTAAACAACAAAAAGTAATATGGGAGAAAGAGTTTAGTTTACGAAAAATTAAGACACCGATTTTTGCATTGGTACATCCTACAGAGACTCCTGAAACGTTATTTACAATGAAAGAATTTAGATTAAATCAGGATAAAAAGATTATTCAAATAGGAGCTTGGTTGCGTGATAATTATGCAATATATAGATTAAATAATGGTAATAAGAAAATAAAACTAAAAGAAAAGTGTGACAGTTACATTGGGGAGAGTATGTTATTATCAAAATGTGCACTTGTAGGTAAAAATATGGAAGCTTATTTCAAACCAGTAAATTTTTTTCAATTGTTTGCAAGTACAACAATTACTAAAAAAGACGTGCACAAGAATTCTACATTTAATTCGAGTTCAAATTTAAAAGAGTATACAAGTGTTTATGATTCTAAATTAACAGTAAATGGATTTATTCCAAATCACATTATAATAAAAAAAAATGCTGATTGTATACTTGACGTTGACGACGGTGTGTGTAGAGGTGAGGACGGTGTGTGTAGAGGTGATGACGGTGTGTGTAGAGGTGGAGATGGGATGTGTAGAACAATTACATCAAACAAGTATGTTTTAGGTGCAATTCAATTATTACAAGAGTATGATCAGAGTGTTAGTATAATTCCGTATCAAAAGAATAAAGAATATGATGTATTATTATCAAAAAATATTGTTTTTCTTAAATTAGTAGATGCTTCTGCTGTAAATACTGTTTTGGAATGTATAGTTAGAAATACTCCAATAATAATAAATAAATTACCTGCTATAGTGGAGATATTAGGTGAAGACTATCCTTTATATTACAGTACAATGGAATGTATAGAAAAAATAACTGTATGGGACATACAAGGGGCATATTTTTATTTACTTTCGTTAGACAAGAGTAAATTATCAATAAATTATTTTATAAAATCATTTATCACTTGTTTAGAAGATTTGAATTAAATAGCTAACATGTAATGTAGTTACTACTAATGTTTAGTTGTAAATATTGTAACAATACAGACAAGAATATAGTACCAACATGTTGTTATCCACAAGTGAATAAAAAAATGTTGAATGATATGAGAAATTGTGGTAATATAATTGAGGTGTACGAGAAAAACGAGTATTACACAAAATGTATAATATTCAAGTTATCGAATGGTAACACCTTCAAGTTTAATTATTGCAATAATGACTTGTTTATAGAAAATGATTCTCTTGAACAAACACAGTATAATATCAGCAATAATTACTTTTACTTGTTGGTACCATTTATAGTATCAAGTATAACTTTTTATGTTTACAAGTTAATGTCTTTTGCTTGATCGTCTTTTGTTTGATCGTCTTTTGCTTGATCGTCTTTTGCTTGATCGTCTTTTGCTTGATCTTTTCTTGATTGATCGTCTTTTACTAGATCGTTTCTTGATTGATCGTCTTTTACTAGATCGTTTCTTGATACCATAATGTCTAGTAAATGAATTATATTCTTGTTGTGCGGTTCTAATACTAGTTTGTAGTGATATTCCTTGTTGAATTAGTGTATTTGTAAAGTCTGTAAATTGCATAGCTTTTTGATAAGATTCTTGTGTCCCATGTTGTTTAGCGTGTTTTGTATATGCATTTGCAACGTTTCTTGCATCTTTAGCCTGTAATAAAACTTTTTTATATTGATCTTTCAAATTATTCAAGGTATAATGTAATTGTGATGCACGTTGTACTACACTTGCATTTTGGAATGGAGCTTGAGAGACTACACTTGCATTTTGGAATGGAGCTTGAGAGACTACACTTGCATTTTGGAATGGAGCTTGAGAGACTACAGGAGCTTGAGAGACTACAGGAGCTTGAGAGACTACAGGAGCTTGAGAGACTACAGGAGCTTGTATTATTGTTTGTATTTCTTGTTGAATTTGTTTTTGATCTACAATTGGTTGACTTTGATCTGGATCAGCTGCATCCAAGTTGGGGAATGATACATTGTCAGGGTCGACTTGTTCTAATTCCGGTTCTTCAAAGTTAGGGACGACTTGTTCTTCAAAGTCAGGGACTTGTTCTAATTCCGGTTCTTCAAAGTCAGGGACTTGTTCTAATTCCGGTTGACTTTGATAATTTTCAAAGTCTGGGAATTCTGGGAATTCTGTAGAGGTGGTTGTTGTTGGTTGACTTTGGTTTTCAAATACTTTTACTGGATCAGCTGCTTCCAAGTTTGGGAATGTAGTGTCTGTGATTGTTGATTGATTTTGGTTGCCTTCGTATAATGGGTTATCAAAAATACTTTGTGCTGTATCTTTAACTTGTACGTATTTTCTATACAAGTAATTCAACATGTTTACATTACTTATACCATTTGATTTTGCTTCTTTAATCAGATTATTTAAATTATTTATTATTTGATCTGCATAACTTAAAGTAAATGAACTTGATTGTTTGTACAAGAATATTATAATTTCTGGGAATTTTAAATCATCTTCTTCTTCTATGTCATCCATAAAAAGTTGTGGAGATGTAATTATACGATCAATTGCATTACGTTGGTCTCCCATAGATAGATTTAGGAATGATTGTAGGAGGTTTAAAGACATTGTTATTTTATATAAAGACAATAAAAAAAAATTATAGCTTTTCATTACCTAACCTAACCTAGCCTAGTGTATACTGTTTCAGTAATTCTTCAAATGATATAATTTCATTTGAATTAGACAATTTTTCCCATCCCAAAGCTTGTGTTCTATTTTGTAATTGTTCACTAATTTTAAATCGTTGTGTATCATATTGGAATTCTTGAAAATCTGTACCATGGTTTTTTCCAACTACAATCTCGCCGGTAACTGTATAATAATATTCTTGGTTGACTGGAATAGAAATATCTGTAGTCTGTTGAACTTGTGCATGTACACCAGTTTCACGTCCTTGTTGCATTACTTTTAATATTAGATACTAAAAAAAATTACTCGTTTCCTTGATACTTGAATTTAGATTAAAAATTTATGTTAAATACCACTATTTTTTTAAAAAAAAATAAATACAAATGGTTAATACTAGATCACAAAGTGTTGCGAATAAAGAGTACGGGGATGGTAACGGTAGTATAGTTATAAGTAATGTTGCCAGTGTGAGTAGCAGTAGTAGTGACAGTGAAGATAATTACAGTGACAACAATGGTAGCAGTAGTGACAGCACCAGTGGTAGCAGTGGTGATAGCACCAGTGGTAGCAGTGGTGATAGCACCAGTGGTAGCAGTGGTGATAGCACCAGTGGTAGCAGTGACAACAGTGGATACGGATTGACTGAATATGAAGAGAAGCTTTATAAGAATTCTTTAAAACGAGAAAAGTTTGATATGGAATGGTATAAATCTGATTTTTACAAGTATATTTACAAGAAGTTTATCAAGGATATATTAAAATTCAGTGATGTTCAGTTGTACACTCCTTTGGAATGGGATCAGTATATAATTGATATTGTAGTAGGAACAGGAGAGGAGGATGAACTTTATATATATTCAGAATATGATATGGAACCTTATACAGGAGTATGTACTGTAAGAAGTAAAATACGAAGAATTAGTAAACAAGTATTTTTGAATGGAACAGATGAATATTATACAGGTTATAGATGTGCAAAGATATTACAAGAGATGGTCAACTTTCATGTAATGGTTAGAAGACGTTATGGAGACGAAAGTTTTGGTGTTGGAGAAATATTAAATATATTGGATAATATTATGCAGGAATATGTTTTAACCTAGTGTGCACGCGTGTCTTTTTTTTTTTTTAATAAAATCTCAAATTTGGACCGAGTATGCGTTTACGCCTTTTGCATTTAAATAAAATAAATATAAATAATAACTACACACTGATTCAAAGATATGTCTGGAAGAGCAAGAAAAACTAAAAAGATTGTGGATATTGATTCTTTTAATATAAATTCAGAGAATGGTAACAGTTGTGAAATTAATTACAACGAGTATGTTCCTCCAGAAGATGTAATTTTAGAAGTGAGGACAGTATCAGGTATGACATTCAAGAATTTATTGGATACATTGAAGGCAGTATTGTCTGAAGCAAATATAATATTTACACAACAAGGTTTAAAATTGGTTGTAGTTGATTCAAAAACAAGGGCTGTAGTTCATTTGTTGATGGAGAGGGAGTATTTTGAATTTTACCATTGTATGGAAGAAAAGATAATTATAGGAATAGATATTGATTTATTATATCGTACAATAAAGACAAACAAGACCAACGATTTATTATGCCTATCAGTAAATAAAAACAATAGACATATTTTAGAGATTTCTTTCGAGAATTTACAAAAGGGTACGAAAACATCAGATCAGTTAAGTTTAAAGTCTCTTCGAGAAACTATTATAACGGATAAAATAAAATATCCATTGCCAACTGAAATGGATTCAATGTCATTTCAAAATATTTGTAAAGAAATGTCATCTTTTGGGGCTACTTTATTAAAGATTGAATATAAAGACAACATGTTGGTATTTAGTAATAAAGACGGTGAACCAAAACGTAAAGTGTCTGTAAGAATAAAGGACAACAATAGTAAAAAATTCCCACCACAAAGAGGTACATTTTCTCTAAGTTTTTTGAAACCTTTTACAAAAGCTGCAAGTTTATCACAAAAAGTAAAAATCTACTTGAAGACCAACGAACCATTAACTTGCGAGTATTCAATTGATAATTTAGGTACATTAAAATACTTGTTGTCTCCTGAAGAAGATGACGAGGATGAATAGTGTAGAGTGTCAAGGTTAAATGTTAAATTCATATTTACACTGTCCTAAATCTGAATATGCCATATGACTATCAATATCTATAATTACATCTTTTTCATTGGACATGTATGGGTTATATGGTTTTCTTATTTCATGAAAGTAGTGAGTTTTACAGTATTCGTCAGAGTCAATATATGTATATTTATTACATATTTGATTTTTTCTAGTACCTTTTACAATCAATATCGGGCATTTTATAGTTTTATGTATTTTACAATTTTCATTTTCACATACTTGTCCTTTTCTAGAACCTTTAATGATTATTTCAGTACACTTCATTAAATTTTCTAGACACAAACTCGGGTTACTACTTATACTACTTTTGGGAATGAGGGGTGGAAATTAATCTTGACCAAAGTCAATTTTTTGTAGTGTTAGCAAAGACTTGTAATACTTTAACCGTTCTTCTATAGTATAATTGCTATAATTTAATATCACATCATTTTCACAATCTAGTATAGATTCCAGTTCAAAGATGGATCCAATATCATCGTAATCTTCCTTTTCTTCTACTTCTACTTCTACATTTTCTTCGTCAACTTCGTCAACTTCGTCGTCATCATCGTCGTCGTCTAAACCTTCGCCTCTGTCATCGTCGTTGGAATCGTATTCATTTTTATATTCTTCTTGTTCTTCTTGTCCACCATCTTGTTCGTCTAAATCTTCTTCTTCCCCAACATCTTGTTCGTCTAAATCTTCTTCTTCTTTGTTGTCTTGATTTTTTTCATCACTATTTTCTATATGTACTTTTTTATGAGATGTAATTTTTTTCATGTGTTCCTTTAATATTTTTTTTATTCTTGTTTGGTGAGTAGTAAAAGTGTTTTTTACTTGAACCTTTTCATCAACTAGTTCTATTGATTCTTTTAGTCTTACTTCATTGCCCAAGTATGATACATTATCATGTTTTGAAAAAGTTGCTGATTTTATAATATTACCATTATTTGTTCTATATACTCTATTTTCTATATTTTTTATATATTCTACCATATCATTTGGCAAGTCACTAAATGATATATGTATACTTTTTTGAGTTTTAGTAAAAGGAACATTCAATTCTTTACATTTGTTGAATATTTTCAATTGGTTATCTTTTGATAAACATTTTATCTTGTTTATAAAAAGAATCTTGTCTTCATTCATTTATGTTTCTGTCTCTGTCCCTTTGGTTGTCATTCTTTATACCAACATTTTCATCGATAATATTTCGGAATGTACATGTATCAATTTCGATACAAGATACCCTTGTAGGCATAAAATTAGTATCATTATCAAAACTACCGATATGATATAAGGATGAATGGCTTTTATTACATATAAAATTACACTATTTTTTACTACTTTTATTTTATCTAGAGTTTCCTTCTTGTTGGCTTCATTTTTTATTACGTCTAATATTTTATCACATACCCTTTGTGTCAAGTCTTGCATCGCCACCATTTTACTTTAATCTTTTTTTTTTTTTTTTTTTTTAATTTTTTTTTTTTTTTTTTTTTTTTTTTTTTTG